GATGAGATAGTACTTGTTCTGCTGAACAATCCAAGTCGCGCACACCGAAAAATCGTTCTCGCCACCTTCCTTCGAGGCCGTGTCCCAGCTTTGGATGATCTGCGACGATGAATCCTGGGTGGGAAGCTGGTCGTAGCGACGGACCCAAGCTCGCTTGATCAAGCCGCCACCCGGCGGGACAGGCTGTTGCTGGTACTGCGCCGAAAATGTGTCCGAGCCGGTTTGAGAGCGGATCGAATCGAGAGCAGACTTTGGCACCAGTTCTGCGTGAAGCAGATCGCCAGCACGACGGATGTGATACCTGTCTTGGCCGATCTGGATCCTTTCGTCTTGTTCCGCGATTGCCGGAAAGCATAGTAGCGTCCACTCGTCGGAAGCACGCAAGAGCGTGCCGGCCAAATCGTCCATGTGCAACCGCTGCATCACAATAATGATGGCCCCCTCCCGCATATTGTCGAGACGCGACAATAACGTGTTATTGAACCAGTCATTCACCCGCTCGCGCTTGCTGTCCGAGAGCGCATCGATCGGCTTCAAAGGATCATCGATTACTATGATGTCGCCTCCGCGCCCAGTCAGCGTTCCGTCAATTGATGTCGCAAGGCGAAAGCCCCTCAGCGTAGTAGCGACCTCGAGCTCAGTGTTCTTGAGGCGCGATATCCGGGTCCGGAGAAACACGCGTTGATACCATGGAGAATTCAGAAGAACGCGGAAGTCGATTGAATGTTTTATCGCCAGATCGGAACCATAGCTGGCCGCAATCAAGCGTTTACTCGGATCATGGCCCAATACGAATGCAGGAAATGCGACCGAGCTCATGATGGACTTCAATGAGCGCGGCGGCATATTGATGATGAGCCGCCTGATCTTACCGAGCCTCACCTGCTCCAGATGATAAGCCGCTGCCGCGATATGCCAATTCATGTGAAACCGGGAACTCGGCGCCAGCGTATGAAAAGACTTGCCAATAAAGCTCGCAAAATCGGTGCGATACATGGCGTCCACGTGGTGAATCGTTGGGCGAATAGTCATGAGTTCGTTTCCTCGGAATTGGTGTGGTCGGGATTAGGTGAGGTCTCGTCCGAGGCGACATCCGGATTTCCACCGGAAGGATCGGGATTGCCGCCATGGCGCTTGACGTAATCGGCCAGCAAGGCTTCGTCATCCGCGGTAACGGCTACCGTGAGTGCCTCATGGATGACCTTGTCCTGGTCCGCGATAAGATCGATTCCAAGTTTTCCAGCCAGGTCGATGAGGTCGCGTCGAGCATAGCGGTCCCCTTTCGCGAATTGATTGACCAGCTGCTCGATGCCGGCCGCGGCCTTGGTGACGATCTGTTCCTTTTCACCCTGACGCAGGGTCACTCGCTGACCCAACGCATGTTCGAGCGCCGCTTTGAGGTCAGGTGCAATTGATGTCTTGCGCCTTGCGCCTTTGGGATTGCCACTTTGCCCTGGCTTGAATTGATATTCCTTTGGTGGGCGGCCCCGATACTTCGGCCGGTCAACGTCCGCAGCGACCGGCATCTTGGAGCGCTTTTGAGCGCTCGTTCGAGACGAACTCAACTTGCGGATCATTGTTTTCTCCTTGACTTTCTGTTGGGGGGCCGGACGTGATCCGAGGGGGTGCGATCGGCCACAATCTGTTTGAAGCTGCAACCGCTTTCGGCATGGCGTGCGTCGCGCCCCGTGGATGCCTGCCAGCGGCGAATGGCGACGTCCACCAACCGAGACTTGGCCTCGAGCGCCCGAGCATTCCGACCGACCCGCTCCGCTGCCATGATCGTGCTGCCCCAGCCGGAGCAAATGTCGAGGACAACATCGCCCTTGTGCGTGCAGTCCCTGATGGCATCAGCGATAAGCGCGACGGGTTTGGGAGGCGGGCGCAACGCGTCCATGCTGCCCGAGGCGAATGAGCCCGCCCCGGCGTAGCGCCAGACGTTTGGACGCAGGCGCCCATGCCGGCTAAGCTTCATGTCGAGATACGGCGGCTTTCCGACCCGGAACATACCGATGAATTCGTGTTGGCTGCGGTAGAAGGAGCCGTCGCCGGCTGTGGATTTCACCTGGACAATGACGTCGATCGTGTCTCCATAGATGGGCTTTGCGGCTGCCATGCACTCGGCCATGTGGCGCCAGTCCATGCCCACGAAGTGGATTGCGCCCTCGCGCGACACCGATGCTGCCGTATCGAGGGCGACGCTGAGCGCCGGCATGACATCCGGTGAGGTAATTTCCCTGATCGCCAGCGAATCGATGAACGCCAGATCGGCACGGCAGTCGGTCATGAGGCGAGCAACGTCTCCAGGGCGAACATCGCCGCAGAGGAGTCTATGGTTGCCCAGAACCCATAAATCGCCAGGCCTGCTGACTGTGATGGCCTCGCACCACTTGGGATCAATTCGGTCCCGAGGGTCTGCCACGTGCTCTTCCAAATCTGTTTGGATATGTTCGATTTCGACCGCCCCGAAGCCGAGAATGGAAACGTCAAGCCCCTCCGCGCTTAACAAGTCCGCCAACTCAGGTATCTCGATCGCCAAGCGTTCGCGATCCCATCCGGCGTTTTCTGCGATCTTGTTGTCGGCAATGGCTAGCGCTCGCCGTTGCGTCGGAGAAAGTCCGCGGACAACGATGATCGGCACCTCCGCAAGACCAATCAGCTTGGCCGCCCCGTAGCGGCCGTGTCCGGCGATGAGCTCAAAGTCCTCGTTCACCAGCAACGGGTTGGTGAAGCCGAAGGCGACTATGCTGTTCGCTATCTGGCGGATCTGTTTGGCGGAGTGCGTTCGGGCATTCCGGGAACTGGGCTTGATCTTGTCGATCGCCATCTGTTGTACAATCATGCTTCTATACCCTGAAAATCGGCGCTGGCGGCTCGATTTCGAGATATCGCCGAAGGGCTGTTTTGAGAGCCAGACTGACGTTGATTGTCGTCTTGAACACTGGGCTGCGGGCCGACGCCTCGGCAGCTAGGCGGAGGAAATCGCCATCAGTGCCGTGTGTCTCGCACTTGTAGTCGAGAAGCTTGAGCTCGTGCGGGACCTTGGCTGGATCCTCCCAATCTTCAACGAACTCAATAAATCTATTGGGCAGCAGTTCTCGTATCAGATCTTCGGTCGCGCTGCCCCAGAGTTGATCCCGCCGATGCAGCGGAAACCAGGCGATGAAGCTAGTTCCCTCGTTGCGCAGATCGCCAAAAATCGTTGGTTTGTTTTTCGCGTTGTAGATGGCCCCGACGAAACGACCGTCGTAGACCTCGATCAGCAAATCCGTCTCCGGTTCGGTTTTCGCGGGCTTATCCGGATCAAACCAATTGGTCTTCGGATCTTGAACTCGTGGAGGAAGCCCAGTCTCGGGATCCACGGCCGCGGAGCTCTGAAACAGAATCGTAGACGGATCGCAAAGCTCATAGAACACTGTGTGGAAGGGCAGGAAGTAGGCGATGCGCCCGGACACTGCCAAGCTCAACCCCGCACCGTTGAGCGCTGCAATCACAGCCGCGCGCTTGAGCGTGGTCCGATCGCAGAGCCGAACACGGCCTCGCCCGCGTGCTTGGGTAATGGTGCGGGCGGCGCCCATCTTGATCAGCTCGCGCCACGCTCGCACGCTCAGCCCAGTGCAGGCCGTCACGTCGTCATCGCTGAAGACTCCGGTTCTGTAGCGACGAAGGGCATTATTGAAATTCACGGCCAGCCCTGAAATTGACGGTCAACCGTCAACTAATGGGACAAAAGGGCGAAAATGGGTCCGGGGACCCTTACACCCTCAAGGGGCGGACCCTTCTGGACTAATCTTCCCCCTGCTCTTCCCCTGCTCTTCCCGGCAAACCGCACAGCATCCCCCTGCTCTTTGATTTAGGGACAAATCACGACAACCCATTGTAGCGTATTGATTTTTTCGGCAAGAAAGAGGTGATCTTCCCTGCGCGACGGCAGAATCACCCTGCAAATAATTTCTTTTCTCTTATTGGGCTTGGGGCCCCCCCGGGGGAGCCTCCCAATCCGGGCGCTGGCCAGCTCTCTATCTTCTAGATCTATCTAGCGTCCCGGCGCGAAGCTGCGCCATCCGTTGGCGTCGCCCCGGCCTGCAGCTCGCCGCGCTCTATTCGCCCCGCGCGCGTCTTGGAGAGCAG